CGTTCACCTTAGCAGTGAATTACCTTCCAGTTCCGGTAACCAGTCCGATGGCCTCCTACGCCACTATAGCGACGTTGGGGGCGTTGACACCAGATTCTTCTGGTGCCAACAGTTCTGCGCCAAGAGCGCAGGTTAGAGAGAAGAAAACTCTCGGTAGTAAGAAATCTGCCAGGAAATGTTTTCTTTGTGGGTCAGTAGAGCATGTAAAATCAGCATGCCCTAATAAACCACAGAGACCGCATGTCTTGGTTCAAGGTAATGATGGTTTCACCACCAAGGTGAAAGGTGTTTGCAGGAATTTTGTAAAACATGGTAAGTGTAAGTTTGGGGATAAATGTAAATTTTCCCATTCTGATCGCCCCATGGCTGTAGACATTACCATCAAGGAACAGGAGGCGGTTGCCCAAACCATTAATCCTACTGTCCCTTCTGATAAGGCTAATGCCGAAATCCTTTCTCCTTTGCAACAATGTATTAAGGCTGCAGAGTTTAAGGAGGAGATAATCGAATATGTTGTCTCTCAGAAAATTTCTGATATCAAAGCTGATACTTTGGTTGAAGAACAAGCCTCTGTCGTTCAAGGGGTCAATTGGGTACAGTTGGGTATAGTCCAGCGTAAGCAGCGCAAGGAATTTACTCACTATTTGAACAAGAATTCCATAGCCTATTTGACAGCTAAATACCCCCACATTCAGTTCGTGCCAGGTGCGCGACGTGGTGGTAGATTGAGCTCTCATGAACACCCCATTTTGCACATGGAGCGTGAATGGGCTGAGGAATTTGCCTATACTTATGTGAACAACTTTTGTAGAAAACGCAAAGTTGATTTTACCACCCATAAGATAGTGGATGTAGGGGGCAACCCTGACAGACATGCTCGTAAAGGACGCGAACATATCTGGTCTTGCAATCCAATTTTAAGTCCGGCAGATGTTATTCGCTCCATCCACCATGAGGGTGCTCCGTCAACTTGCCAATGTCTTGCTCAGGATTGTAACTGTGTTATTCCTGCAGCACATTTGGCCGTACATTCTTTGTACCATTTGACGCCTCTAGATGTTGCTACACTCTGCCTTCGTAGTACAACCCACCTATTTGTTGCCGTAATCCATGAGTTTAAAGATGCTTTTGGAGCTTTTGCGGATGGTGAGGCTAAGTACCAGATGGTCGATCAAAATACTGTTGCAATGACCGTTCGGGGAAATGACCCTGACACATACACGCATTCTAATTTAGCGTGGATGTCGGCAAATGCCTTCCCAGTTATTCAAGACAGGAAAACCATCGGCACTTTATGCTGGAAGAAGTTAGAATCTTTTTCAACACAAGCTGTGTTTGAATTCTACTTTTCTCCAGTTATTGTTGCACCCACTCCAGTTGTGCAGATGGGTTTTGAGTCTTCTCTTAAATCCAACAGCCATTATGGGCCTGTTGCCATGTCAGCTCTCAATGATAAAGGTACAGTCTGTGTATCTGGTGAAACTATAAGTTTTCCAGATATGGACGTTTATTCTCTTGGAGCTTCTTTCGTGGTTTTATATAAGAATACCAATTTGACATCTATGATATGTCCCAAAGGCTTGGTCGCAGCATGTGCGGCTAGGTGTGCTATGAAACCAAGAACAGAGGATAATTTTAAGACCTTAGTTGCTTGGGCTACGCACAAAGCTTCTGTTTACAATGTTCCAGATGAGATTCTTGGAAATTGTATTTCAGCTTGTTGTACTCTTGCTACAATTAAGAATTTGGCATTTGAAATTGGTCTTCTCCATGCCTTAATCAAGCCTAATATGGAAATGATTAAGGTGCACGAAGACGCTTTAAGGCGTAAGTTCCAAATGGTATGGGACTGGAAGAAAGCTGCTGCCGCAGCTTTTGGTGTTGCTGCGACCACTGCTGGCGCTTTGGTTGCTGCACATGCCATTCTTCCTGCGGTTGTAGTTGCCGCTGCAGTGCCCACTGTCACTATGGCAGTGGTTGGTACTACTGCTTTAGCTGTTGGCACAGCTATTGCTTGCTCCGATAAGCAGAAGGACCCATTTGGGACTTATCGTGAGAATCGTTCTTCACACGCTCCTACTAATGTTGTAATCCCTTTAAAGAAAGGCACACAACTTCCTGCCACTGACCCGGTTAAAAAGGAAGAGTTATTGGAAATGTCTAAAAACATTGCCAAAACTGCAACAGTAGAGGTCCGCGATATTACTCAAGATCGCGAACCAGAGGATCAACCGTCGGTTCAGGCCAACGGATTATTACCTCTAAAGGCTGGTGGAATTGTTAGTTCAGTTTCCATCCCAATTGTGCCGTCTAATTCGGCAGCCTCTTCACTTTCTGCTATTGTTGAACGTATCATTAAGGCAGGTCCAATTGATAAAGGACAAGTGGATTTAGAGTTCTTTGCATTGTTTAGGAAAACCGTTATGGAGAATTTGGACTCCATGGGTTTGACTAAAAACTGTGTTACTTCGATGGAGTTTAAGGAGTGGAATAGTTCCTACCCTAAATCACAGCAGGATGCACATGACAAAGCATACCAGAACCTTTCCGCCGGTGATTATTTACCCGGTAAGGTCCATCAACGTGGTATGTTCACCAAAATAGAAAGTTTACCAAAATCATCACAGGATGGTTGTCCTAAATTGTGTCCCCGTGGAATTCAGTCGGGAACACCAGAGCACAATGTTGCTACTGGGCCTTTTTGTAAGGCATTTTCAAAACATCTAGCCAGGGTTTGGTCGGTTGAGAATCAATTGGGGTTGCGTTACACCTCTGGTTCAACCGGTGATCAGATTGGATTTTCTTATTCTAAAGCACTCGAAGCTTGTCCTGAAGGCATTCGAGCAATCATAGAGGGCGATTTTGCTCGTTTCGATTCTACTATACATCGGTTATTTTTGGAATTAGAGGCAGACATCTATAAATACTGCGGTTGCACAGATTTACAATACGCAGCTTTTTTAGGCACTATCTTTACTGTTGGTAAAGATAAGTGGAAAACTCGATACTCTGTTGATGGTGGTCGCCATAGCGGTGATCACAATACTTCTTGCGGTAATACTTTATTGCAAGGTTTGGCCATTATGTTTTGTTTGGCCATCTACGATTCAGCTATTTCTGGTGCTGACCATGTTATTGGGTTTAAAGACCTGATTGAGAAACATCTCTTGTCATTCTTTTTATTGGGTGATGATAACTTGGGCGTAGGCAGTGAGCCATTTTTGACCTCTGCACCTCTTGCTGCATTATTACTGAAATTGGGTTTGGAGTTGGAACCCAAGGTTTGGACGGGACCTGATGCGCATTATAAGGCATCATTTTGTTCCGCTAGGTTCTATCCAGTTGAAGGAAATCAATTGGTTTTGGCTCCTGGCATTGGTCGTGGTTTGGCCAAGTCAGGATGGTATGTTAATCCACCACGTAATATTGAGGTCGAGAGACTACTTCGTGCCGATGCTTGGGCGCCAACGGGATTGTGGATTTGTTCCCTTCCTTGGGCCCATGTGGCAGAAGAACCTAGAATTGACCTCTGAAGTCGCTGGTAAGGAGTTCTACACACGTGAAATGAAGAAGATCAACATGTATGGATTACATACCACCAAACATTTCAAGTCATGTCCTGAAACCTACAGAATGGTTGAAGTTGTTTATGGTGTAACGGCTGATGATGAACAGCGTTACATTTCTTTGTTAAATTCTGTTACATCTCTCCCATGCATTGTTAATTTGGAATGCTTTGGCAGACTTATGCAAATTGATGGAGTTTTGACTGATGTCTTTGAGAACGGCATCCCTGCTGAGAATTTAACTGAGTCCACTCCATTGATCAATTTTGCTGTTTCTAACAATATTTCTCACATTGTTTCAAACAACATTAACCGCTTTGGTAGCGAAGAAGAGGAAAAACAATTCTTTAAGGAGTCACAAATGATGTCTGCAGTTAATGACCATTGTAACTTCGGAGAGGACCTCTTTCAGATTTAATCTGATTTGAGCAGTTGTAGCTGCTTTACCTCGTTGTCCGACACGTGCTACTACACGTTGTAAAGACCTTGTTACCAAGTTCCAAGGCTTGGCGCCTCCCATTGGACTGGAGGATTCTGAGGACAACTATCACTGTAATTATTTCTTGAGATGTTTTATTGGGTCGCGCCCAACGTCATAACCTTTTGCGGTCACCTTAGCAGTGTCTTACCATTAGGTATCATCTCAAGTTTATAGTAACTTTAATTATACTATTGTTTGTTTTACAATTACGTTAAATTGTCACATTCAAATCTTACACCATGACGAAGGGCAAATCTTCCCGTGGTGCCAATCCTAAATCCGGCAAGCTTTTAGCTGCCGTCGCACGTTTGGAGTCAAAGTTGGCCAAACGTAGTATGCCCCCTAAGAAGAAAAAGGGGAAGGGTACTCAAGGTAATTTTGGAGGTAGTCCTTTTAAGAAAGGAATTGTTGGAAGTGGTCCATCAGTTTTTGCCGGACGCGCATCTACTACCGATTCAGCCACTAATAAGACTAGACAAATTATTAGTGAAGATGAATATGTTATGGATATAGCTGGTGCTGTTAATTTATCAGTCATTGCTGTACCCATAAACCCTGGCCAGTTTATTAATCATCCTTGGGGTTCTCAAATTGCCTCATTGTATGAAGAATATACTTACCATTATTTAGAGTACTATTTTACGAGCATGGTCTCAGGTTTTGCTACCAATGGTCAAACGGGAATTGTTATGTTGTCAGCTGATTACGATGCCAGTGATGCAGCTCCTACTACAAAGCAACAAATTGAGGATACAGTCCCTCATACTGTTCCCTGTTTACCATCTACTTCCATCATCAGCTTAAAATTGGATGTTGCTGAAATGAAGAAGTCGGACGCCAAGTTTGTGCGTTCTGGTGCACAACCAGCCAATACTGACATCAAAACTTATGATGCTGGTAATTTGTACATCTCTGTTCAAGGGTGTGCCAATACTTCTACTATTGGTGAGTTACATGTTCGTTATCGATGTGAGTTGCGAAAACCAACTTTGGTAAATGTTGTTAGTGGTTCATCTGTTCATTTTTCCACTTTATCGCCCAACACATCGAATAATTTTCTTGGAATGGTCGCAAAACCTGGTGGTTCACCAGTTTTGTCCGGTATCACCTTGGGTACTAACGTTATTAATTTTCCCGTTGGTATTCCAGGCGATTATTTAGTTGTTATTGATTTGTACGCTGGTACTTCTTGTACCTGTCCACAGGTCACTAATGGAGGAGGGGTTGTGCCGTTGTCCTTCTTCTCCACTGGATCTCTTGATTCAGCTTCTTCCGTGATTTCTGCCACTTCATCTGTTGCCACCAGTGCGGTTTGCTTGGTGGCGGTGAAGTTGGGGCCCACCGGGGGTACCATGACGTTGAGTCCAACATCTACGATTACGGGTGCCAACCCTAGTTGTGATGTTTTTATTACTGTCTTACCGTCTACAGAATTGACCATGCGCCATTGTGAGTATGATGATGTTGATGCTTTAACTTTGAGATTAGAGCGTTTGGAGCGTCTTTTAACATCCAATGGTACTGGTTCTTCCAGTTCTTTAATTGACATTGAAGAATGTCATACTCCTCTTACTGATCGTGATATATCATGTGACCCTGAATGTCATATGCTATATGGTTCTTGTCCAGAGTGTTTTCACTCCCACCGCAGTAAGTTAAAGAGTAAGATCACCGTTGTACAGGATGATTCTTCCTCATCTTCAACTACCGTTGGTTCTGTTAATTCTACCGACACACCCACATTTATGGATCGTGTTCGTAAACAATTAACTGTTTCCAATTAGTGTGTTGTCGTATCTTTTCTTTTGACCTTTGATCACCTCTAGCGCGGTGTTATGGTTTTTCTGCTTAGTCGCTCTTCCGTCACATCACCAAATCACAGGTGTCAGATTCGCTCCGGAAGTTAGTATATGAATTATTTTTCTTATGCATGTTATTGCCATTTCATATTGTTTTATTGCATTTGTTTAAATCACCTCTTTTACTATTACCAAGGTTGACTGACGACGACATAAATCGTAGTTGTCTTGTCTTCTTGATGACACGCCCGGGGTTACGGGTGTTGTTTATATATTTATTTTAAATCCACATTGTTTTTGAAACCAGTCCTTGCATCTTACGAC